TTTATTCTAGAATCAGGATCGTTAGCAGTCTTCTTAGACGTTAACTTCTTCTTCATGCCTTTCATTCTAGCACAGAAACTTGCTCTTCGCTTGTTTCCTTTCTTCTTTGATGGTGCTTTCAAGTCAGAGCCAGGATTCTCACGTTCATAAGACTTACGTCCCTTCTCGTTAAGTCCTCCCTCCTTATTCTTGCCAGCTTTTCTAGTCCAAGCAGCACCTTCTTTGTGGGTTTCACCCTTCATAAGAGTACCATCCTTCATGACATGGTGACCCTTGGGTATAGGTTTACACTTCTGTTCGTCACGACAGAAATATTCTCCCTTACCACATGTCTTTTCTTCCATGCTTGTAGAGTTCTTATGCTTCCATGCAGTAGCATAAGCAATGCCTTCTTTGTCTTTAGGATAGTTCTTTTTTATATGCTTGACCATCCTAGCATACTTTTTTCCTTTTGGTGCCTCCTCCTTTACAGTTGCACAATCTTTCGTGCCATGTACAGGACATTCATCACCCTTGCCAGTATGATTACATGCCTCCTTTACCTTCTCTTTAGGTACCTTGGGCATCTTCTTGTCCCCTTTGAGGTGCGGCTGAGATCCATCGGCATCGTCGATCTCAGGCATGATCTCAACGGGACCTACTACTTTTTTTCTGATACCTCTTTACGCCACTCAGCAAACTCTTTGACACAGTTTGGTACTGACTTACCGCCCTTCATCTTAGTTCCCTTTGCCTTGTATCCTTTCCAACATGAACTAGCACCAACGTTCTTACGTGCTTGTTTCAAGCTACCCTCTACATTGAGTGTCTTAGGATAGTCCTTGTCACCTTTCTTTGCTTTAGGTTCTCCTCTCTTTCTCTTAGCATGGATGTTATCCCAGAGACCTTTCTTCTTACCTTCTTCCACTGAACTAGGAGCACCATCATATGCGTCAGCACCTGAACCTTTACCTAAAGTTGCGTCTTTCTCCTCATCAGTATGTGGAATAACTTTTCCATCAAAATCTTTCTCATGGTGCTCATTCTTGCCCATCTTCTTTGAGATCGCTTTACGTCTCTTATGTAAGAACTGGTCACTGCTATCTACATCTCCATCGTTGTCAATGTCTTTGTCTTTGCGGTTAGCAAACTTCTTCTTCACTGCCTTCTTGTTTACTGGATCAAGACCACCCTCATCAAGAACTTCCTTGTTCTTATCATGGTTGATAGCGTGTTCGTGATACTCAGACAGTGTTACGTTGAGTTCGTTGACTGATACGTTCTGCTCTAGACCATGCTCAAACATAACATCGTAGTGTGTTACTGTTCCGTTCTCGTCTAGTGTATGCTGTTCCTTCAGACAGTTTCCTGCTCCCCACTCTGGATGCTCAACCTTAGTAGCACATGCATGCTTAGGTTTCTTAATGGATGGTTTACCCTTTGTACCTTTTGGTTCTGCCATCTTCATGCCAGGTGCGTCACCGCCACCTATACCTTTAGCACCTCCAGTGCCTTTAGGATTCTTGTTAGCAGTACCCTCTTTACCTATGGGGTCTTTCTTAACTGGTGGTACTGGTGAGTACTCGTTCAATGCTCTAACTGCTGCTTGAACTAGGGATTCATGGTTGTCCATCTTATCTTTTTTGGGGTCTGTTGGTATTACTTGCTTGACTTTGACTGATCCTTCTGGTTTCTGTACCTTCTGACCAGGTGTCAACGACATAACATATTGCCTGTAGGCATCCGTACCAATTTCAAAGACTTCCTTAATATCTTTGACCCATGTACGGAACTTTGTATCTTCAGCAGTCAAACAGATGACATAGTTAGGACCTCTTCTAATGATCTTACCTACGTTATCTTTTTCAGTGAGTACCCACTCACCTACTTTGTATATTTCTTCACGATAATATTGATCACGGACGTTCTGATCCTTGACCTCTTTACGTATCGTTTTGAAATCGCTGAAAGATTTCATCAAACTCTAATTTCATTACAGTTTTATTTATAACAGTTCTGCTATTTCATCCATTAAATTCCGCGTCTCTTTAGGTCCTAGACCCTTTGGTATACCTGCCTTGAAGGATTCAAAGTCACCCGCTGCTGCTGCTCTCCGCATTTTAGTACCAGATATAGCGAAGGTATCTCCGTCAGCATCACGCTCTCCACTAGATATAACTTCTATCTTTCTGAAGGTATAGTCCTTACCATTATACTTCTTGACCCACTGCATAGCACTTACACGATCACTACCTACCACCAAGTAAGCATCATCATAGCCCTGTGATTGTAGTTCTGACAAGACCTCCACGGGAGTACGAGGACCTGATCTAATTTTACCCTTGAGATTAGGGAACATCTTATTAGCATAGTACAGTTTCCTATCAGGTGGTAGTGGATCAGTTCCCTTCTTCTGTGTCTGTGAAAGATAGATGTAGTAGTCACAGCGTCCTGCTTTAGTTGCTACTGCCTTAAAGTTTTCCGCATGACCTGTAGTTGGAGGTTGGAACCTACCAAAAGTAAAGTACACACATTTATAATCAATTATTTCCATGACTTATCCAGTGTGAAATTAATAAATGAGAACTCAACTCTATTTACAAGTTTAATCATGTCACCACCATGGTGTAGTACATAACCTTCGGGTGCTGTTACTCTGTATCCATTCTCTGTCTGTACATATGTTTTAAACTTCTCTAGTTTATCAAGAGCACTGATGACTAACTGTTTACTCTCTTGTATCTTTCTATAGAGTGCGAACATAGCATGAAACCTCTGCTCATTGTCCTCAAGATATGTGAGACCATCATACAGTTGCTTTCTTCTCTCTGCCTGTTTCTGTACACTCTTCATCTTGGATACTTCTTTGTTCATCTTCTCATGATAGAACTGACCTAATGATTTGAGTGCTGCCTTCGGATCATTGATGGTACGTGATGCTTTGATCTCCGCATTGAAGAATGTCTTTACGAATGACCCTACATAAAATTTCTTATCACCTGTAGTTCCTGATCCTGCTACCAATTCATCTAGAAAGGCACCTGATTTCTTACACATCTGTTCTATGATCTGTACGTTACCTTCAAACTTTTTAAAGTCACTAGCATTCATACCTACATCCTGTATGGGTGTGTCGTTCTGTATACAAACACAGTCTTTACTACTCTCTACATGTGCTCCTGCCTTTGCTGACATAGATTCTAGATCCGATCCAGTGTAGTGAGTATGAAACACCACTCCTATCTTAGCCTTACCAACTGCCTTGCCTAGTTCATGGTCTTCAGGGATCCCATAGGTGATAGTGTTAGCTCTGAATGTAATAAGTTTCTCACCCTCAACAGTCTCATACTTCTGATCACCCTCAGTAAACATAAGGTCACCCTGTACGACACCATCAATACCTAATGGTTTGAAATATTTTAGTGATGCGTATAGTTTCTCAGCAAGACCTGGCTTGTCTGAGTAATAAAATTCTATATCCGAATCAGTAAAACATATCTTAGGTTCATCTTTATTAAAGACTGACTTGTTACCTACGAAGAACTTACCACTAGAGGGATCAGTACCACACACAACAGAGGGAGCACCGTCCCACTTGGTTTGTATAGAACCAGAGCTAGCAGCTCCACCTAACATCTTAACCAGTTCTTTCATGAAACGAACTGCTGCTTCGCAACCCTCTGTACCATAGTTGAGCATCTCATCTTCTATATGCTCTAGGTGTTTTAGTTTTACAATGTTAGCCACTAATCAAGCACCTCAGTATATTGTGACTCACCTGTCATTTTATATGCTGACTGTAACTTGTCAGGATATACTCTGTTAGGATCATCTTTAGTTCCTTTGGTGGTTGTATTTCTTATGTTGAACATCAAGTCCATAAGGGGTGTCTTCACATGCATGTTAATTCTCTTTGCTCCACCTGTCTCACCACCATACTCTATTCTTATTGATGATGCTTTTGATGCTGAGTTTAAAAACTTCTGATCAATCTCAAAGTGTTTGATCTTACCTCTGTCTAAATGTACGTAATGATATCCATATCCTAATGACCCTTTGATCAACTGTGCTAACTTTGCTTGGTTTCCTTTAGTGGTTACTGACTGTTTGTATGTTCTATCACCCGCATCAAACTTATTGAATGTATCACATAGCTTCTGTTCATCTAATCCAAATGTTTCTATCAATGCTTGACCACTCTTCTCTTCTATCTTACAGTCTTTGATTTGTTGTACTGGAAACACACTACCTTTCAATCCAAGGTTAGATAAGTTTGTTGTACCACTGGTCTTACATGAGATGTAATACTTCCTCAACTTATTGTCAGCACATAGAACCTCTAGTGTGAGGTCAGTAACTGTGGCACCTATGTTATATCCTAGTGCGTCAGAGGCATCACCCACTCTCCATTTCTCACCCTCTAATGAGATAGGTCTCTTCTTATTTTCTCCACCCTCTGCTATACATTTGACTGCCTTACACTCCTCTAGTTTGTAATGCTTGATCATCTCTTTGATGAACACACTGTACTTGTGCTTAGTATTATTATCTTCTATCCAGTTATCAAATCCTTCTTGTAACTCTATTTCAAATAGAGTACCTTGGTTACCTAATCCTCTGTTACCTCTACTACCATCACCAAAATCTATTCTAAGTTTCTTTAAACCTAGTTCTTTCTTAAGATCACCTAATTTAAACTCAGTCTGTAATGCTCTGGTTATCTTACACTCATTCTTTTTCTTAGGATCAAATGCTAACGGTGCTTTAATCTTAGAATATTTTTTCTCTAGATGACAGAATAATCTATTAGCATCAGACAATACCTCCTCACTAAAATCTGATAGTGATGATCTTAATTCTTTTTTTGTCTCAGGTATTACGTTGTATGCCATT